CCTACAACGATATTAACTGTTTATGATTTTCAAGACACATCAAGCTATTCAGGGCTACAGGTAAAACAATATAATGACCCCTACGATAGCAATGGTTTTTTTGGATGTATAAATTCAGTTGGCGGTACTTTTAATATAGTAGCTAAATCAACTGGTAAAATTAAATTTATGCAAGGCCAAAGTAGTGCTACTAATATGGAGATTGCGGGGGATGGAGAGATTACGCTTAATAATTATGGCTCTGGCTCATTTACAGGAACTTCAGCATATTATCTTATTGCAGATTCATCAGGTAATCTTATAGAAAAAACTCCAGCTCAAGTATTATCCGATATAGGTGCTGGTACAGGAAGTGGAACAGTAACAGGTGTAACAGGGGCTGCTCCAGTAGTTTCTTCAGGAGGAACAGCTCCAGAGATTTCAATGGCAGCGGCTACAGGCTCTGTAAATGGTTACTTAACTAGTTCTGACTGGACAACCTTTAATAATAAAGGTTCAGGTGATGGTACTGTAACCTCTGTTACATTTACTGCAAGCACAGGAAATAAAGCAGGTATTACATTAGGAGGAAGTTCAAGTTGGACTACAAGCGGAACATTAGATATAGGACTTGATATTCAAGGTCAAACCGCATTAGGAGCAACAGCTGCGGGTGGAGATTACTTATTAATTTACGACTCAAGTGGTTTATCTAATAAAAAAGTGAGTGTAACTAATTTAGTTGCCGCTGCGCCTCAAGGGGATATAACTGGGGTAACCGCAGGAACAGGAATGAGTGGGGGTGGTACAAGTGGTACAGTAACATTAAATTGTGATATTACAAATAACAACCAGTTAACTAATGGTGCTGGTTATACTACTAATTCAGGAACGGTAACAGGTTCAGCTACGTCAGGTCAACTTGCTTATTGGACAGGCACTTCAGCTATTAGTGGGGAGTCAGGACTAACATACAACACTACAGATAATAAATTAATTTTTGAGGGTGATTATTCAATGTATGATAACGGTGGTACATTTGAAATAAATGCTGATGGCTCAGATATTATTACTAAAATAAAGTGTTTTGGTGCAGATGGTTCTATGTCATTTGATGAAGGTGTAATATATACAAGTTGTGGATTTTATGTACCTTCAGGTTCAGGACTCTCTGTAGGGACAACATCTACTACAAGTAATACTATTAGATGTACAGGAAATATTATAGCCTATTATTCCGATGAAAGACTAAAAGACTTTGAAGGAACTATTCCTAATGCATTAGACAAGGTATGTCAACTTAATGGATATTATTATAAACAAAACAAAAAAGCTGCCGAGTTAGGATTTGATAATGAAGAAAGACAAGTAGGGGTTAGTGCGCAAGAGGTAGAAAAAATTATGCCTGAGGTGATTGAGATTGCGCCTATTTCTTATGATACTGATGACGAATATTTAACAGTTGATTATGGGAAACTTGTTCCTCTATTAATTGAATCTATTAAAGAATTAAAAAACGAAATAGAAGTTTTAAAAAATAAAAAATAATGGCTATACCAGCTTCAGGAGCGTTAGATTTTTTAAATATGGCACGCGAATGTGCGTATGGGACGTGGGGTTCAGGAAGCATAACGGGAGCTATATCTATTAGAGATTTAGTGGCGGGGGGAAATACCTATGGTTCAGGACAATCTTACCCAGCAATTAACACAGCTAGTTCCTCTTACCCACCCAACACAACTCCTGTAGAAACTAATTCATTTTATAGTTATGACAAAGATGCTGTCTCATTAACTTCTTTTAGTAGTAGTGTGGGGACTACTTCTTCAAAAGCAGTATGTGGTCAATCTATCGGTTCAACTTATTACCACGATGGCAGTGGTACTGCCCCAGTAGCTGGTGATAATGTTTATTCAGATGCAGCGGGAACTACTTCTCTTAGTGATGGATATTATAAAACTACTGCGCTTGGCGGAATTAGAGTTATCTCTGGGGCAGTGAATAACACTTTCCTCTGTTAAGGATGGCAAAAATTAGTAACACAGCATCATATCCAGACATAGCTCCAACTTTGGAGGATTATGTGATAATAACTGACGAAAGCACAAAAGATTTAGAAACTAAAACTACTACTTTGGCAGATATAAAACCTTTGATTAGTAGCTGCGATATGGATGTTTATGAGTCAAGGACAAAAATTACTTTAACCCAATTACAACAATTACATTGCACCCCTGTCCTTCTAATCCCTGCGCCAGGGACTGACAAAGTAATTAGAGTTCTTGGCTCAACAATTTATGTAAACCCCACCCCAACTCCTTTTTACTCAGCAGGTCACGTTTGGGGTATATATACAGGGCGTGACCCGATGTGTGTTAGCCGTACTGCTGGTGTATCTCCTTATATCATTCCTGAGCATTGTTTACTGGGACTCTATGGAGGAGAGTGTTACCCAACTACCGACCCCCCAACTTATATGACCGCACCTGGCTGGGATGTGCCGTATATGTACTGTTGCGGTACTGGTGTTGGAGGTATTCAAGGTGTTAGTGAGTTACAAACACCCGTACCAAAGGTTTGGGTTAGAGGCTCAGGCCCTAGGACAACAGCACCAATTAATTCAGCTGTTTACTTTTGGCAACACAGTTTTTACCAAGCAGGACAGCCTCTATCAGGCGAGGGGTACGTGGGAGTTTCAGTAAAATATAAAATAATGGATTTAAACTGTTTATAAAAAAAATAATATGGCAAAAATAAGTAATCAAAACGCATATCCGCTTATCAATCCAACATTAGAAGATTATGTTGTGATAACTGATAAAGAAAATGCATTATTAACAAAAACAACAAAACTTAGAAATATACAAAGTTTATTTGAATTACAACCTTCTTCATTTAATATAAGTATTCAAGGTATACAAGGCACACCTGGTATTAATTTACCTACGTATGGAAACCCTGTAGAACTAATCCCTGCACCAGGGCCTGATAAGGTTCTAAGGGTAAATAGTATTTTTTTTTATATTAAAGCAGGTAGTATTCCTTACGATTACGGGACTGCTGTTTATTTTGACATAGGTACTTGGTCGGCTACTAACCAAGGTGTTTCTCTGACTTCGATTCAATCTTATGAATTAAACACAACGGTTGACTTTTGTGAACAAGAGAATTTGGACTATAAAAAATCACCAGAGATTAACGCCCCATTAAAGTTATATGTACGTACTGCTGGCAATGACCCTACCCAAGGTAATAGTATTTTAAAAATAAATGTTATATATGATATTATAGATTTAACACTATTTGATTAAAAAAAAAAATAACTATCTTTGTACAATTAATAACAATTAAATATAATTAAAATGGCAGAACAAAAAAATACCCAACAAGTAACAACTGAAGAATTAGGACATTTACAAACTCTTAATCAAAATTTTAATGCAGTTAAAATAGCAATTGCTAACGCAGCTGTAGAACAAAAAAATCAAATAGATAAATTAGCCGATATACAGGCAGAGTTTGCAGACCTAGAAAAAGATTTAACAAAAACCTATGGGGAAAATGCCCGAATAAACTTACAGACAGGAGAGGTTTCTCATCCTGAAGAAGAAAATGTGGTAGAAGCTCTAGAAAAAGTAAAGTAATATGGCAAAAATAAGTAACCTAACATCGTATCCTTTAATCACTAATCTTGATAAAGATGATTATGTGCTTATAACCGATAAAGAAAATGCCTTGCAAACTAAAAATGTTTCTGTTGAGCAATTGCAAGCTTTCTTAGGTATTAATACGAATACAGCGAAAGTTACAATACCATCAGCCTCACTTTTAACATTAGCAGACACAGCAGTAGATTTAGTTGCTGCACCTGGGGTTTCCAAGGTAATTGATGTGATAAGTATTATGTTTTATTTAGACGCTGGTACAACTGTGTATGATTTCGGTACAGGAGCATTACCTATAAAAATAGGAAGTGAGCAATTAGGAAGTGTTTCAAATAGCAGTACCACTATAAACTCTGCTACAGATGCGGTTTTTAAACCCGAAACACCTAATAGTGTTACTGAGGTTATAGCTCAAAATAGCGCACTTACCTTAGAGGCTGTTGCAAACCCAACACAAGGAAATGGGGTTTTATATGCAAATGTACTTTATAGAGTTCTCAGTGTAGGTTCATCATTCTAATGAAATGGAAATAAGAAAATTATCAGTAGGGCCTGATTATAAATCAGGTGCTATGCATTATTTAGTAGGGCAAGACGTTTTAAATAATAATTATAAAATTCATTTAATTAAATGGGATGAACGGACGCAATTCTACTTTATTTATATAATTCAAGATAATAAAATAGTTTTATGGAAATCTTTTTCGGCCACTATGCCTGTTTCTATAGAATATAATATTCACTTTTAATGCAAGCCTTATTTGATTTTATTGTTAGACCTAAAGACAATAAAAGGTATAACAATACAAAAAATATTTCGGATGTAGAGATTATTACAAGCACATCTAAAGAAGACCATAAGTTTTCTAATCGTGAAGCTATTGTAATAAATACCCCCCGTGGATATAAAGGTAAAATAAAAAAAGGTGATACCTTATTAGTTCATCATAATGTATTTAAGTTTTATTATGATATGAAAGGACGAGAAAGGAGTGGTAGGAGTTTTTTAAAAGACAATGTGTTTTTTGTAGACCCTGAGCAGTTTTTTTTATATAAACAAAATGGAAAGTGGCACTCACACCATAAGTATTGTTTTGTAAAACCAATTCGCACTGAAGAGTCTATAATATATAAAAACACTCCGTATGAGCCGTTAGTAGGAATAATGAAATATGTTAATGAGGAACTAAAAAATTTTGGCGTAAAGGTGGGGGATAAAGTCAGCTATATGCCAGATACTGAGTATGAGTTTATTGTGGACGGAGAAAAGCTTTATAGAATTATGTCTCAAAGCATTACAGCGTTAGTGTAATGCGAAGAAAAAAACATAAAAAGAGAAAAGAATTTCAAGGCGAAGTAAAGCGTAAAATTAAATATAATCGAAATAAAAATGGATTCCAAAAACATAAAATTGAAGATTATCGCAGCGGGGGAGAAAGCAGTTAAAGAGTTAATTAAAGTAGCTCAAGAAAATATAATTAAACACGACCCTGAAGATGACTTATCAGCAGACAGATTAAAAAACGCAGCAGCAACAAAAAAACTAGCAGTATTTGATGCATTTGAAATTCTGAATAGAATTGAAAGTGAAAAAGAAAACATTGAATTAGCAGAAAAAGGATTTGTAAAAACTGATACTAAACAAGGGTTTGCCGAAAGAAAGTCAAAATAAATTATATACTGTATTAACAAATATAGTACCTAAAAATGTTCTAAGCAAAAAAAATAAAGCTAGGAGCTGGCTTTATGGATATAATGAAAAGTACGACATTATTATTATTTCTAAGACGGGGCAAATTGGAGAAATTATTAGCATAAGTGGTTTAGATATTGCACTTCCTTTGTATTCTTCAAATGGTCGTAAACGACCAAAAAACAAATCAGAGCAATTTTGGGTAAGACAAGATTACCCTAAACCTTTAGCAAAACTTCCTAGTATATTTTTTTGGAACGAGATGCCCACTTCTTTTAAAAATTTATGGATTGATTATATTGAAGAAGAATTTGAACGCAGAGAAAAAGGGCACTGGTTTTGGAATAATGGAGAACCTACCTATATAACAGGGTCTCATTATATGTATTTGCAATGGACTAAAATTGATGTTGGATATCCTGATTTTAGAGAAGCTAATAGATTATTTTATATTTATTGGGAAGCGTGTAAAGCTGATAAACGAAGTTTTGGAATTTGTTATTTAAAAATTAGGCGTTCTGGATTTTCTTTTATGGGGTCAGAAGAGTGTGCAAATATTGCAACTATTTCTAAAGATTCTCGTATAGGTATTTTATCTAAAACAGGAGCTGATGCTAAAAAAATGTTTACCGATAAAGTAGTTCCTATTACTAATAATTACCCTTTCTTTTTTAAACCTATTCAAGATGGGATGGATAAACCTAAAACTGAATTAGCGTTTAGAGTTCCAGCTTCTAAGATTACTAAAAAAAATATGCACCTCCAAGATGAGTTTGAAATGGATGGACTAGACACTACAATTGACTGGAAAAATACTGATGACAATTCTTATGATGGAGAAAAATTATTATTATTAGTACACGATGAAAGTGGAAAATGGATTAAACCTAATGATATTTTAAATAACTGGAGAGTAACCAAAACCTGTTTAAGATTGGGAAGTAAAATAATTGGAAAATGTATGATGGGCTCCACTTCAAATGCTTTAAGTAAAGGAGGAAGTAGTTTTAAAAAATTATATGAAGACTCTGATATTACAAATAGAAATGCAAATGGTCAAACAAAAAGTGGCTTATATAGTTTGTTTATACCAATGGAATGGAATATGGAAGGCTTTATAGATAAATATGGGATGCCAGTTTTAGAAAAAGTTACAGAACCAGTGTTAGGGATTGATAATGAATACATTAAGATAAGTTCCGTTGATTATTGGCAAAACGAAGTCGACTCTATGAAGTTAGACTCCAATGCTTTAAATGAATTTTATAGACAATTTCCCCGTACTGAAGCTCACGCGTTTAGAGATGAAAGCAATCAGTCTTTATTTAATTTAACTAAAATCTATCAACAGATAGATTATAATGACTCATTGATTACCGAGCAGCATATTTCTGTAGGAAATTTTAGATGGAAAGACGGTGTTAAAGATACGGAAGTAATTTTTACTCCTAACCTGAAAGAGAGATTTTATTTAACGTGGATTCCTGAATATGGATTACGTAACAGAATTTTATCTAAGAATGGAGTTAAATATCCTGCTAACGAACATATTGGGTCTTTTGGGTGTGACTCTTATGATATTTCAGGAACAGTAGGAGGTAAAGGGTCAAATGGAGCATTACACGGAATGACTAAATTCAATATGGATAAAGCTCCAAGCAACTCTTTCTTTTTAGAATACGTAGCTCGACCTCAGACAGCAGAAATATTTTTTGAAGATGTATTAATGGCGTGTGTATTTTATGGGATGCCATTGCTTTGTGAAAACAATAAGCCGCGTTTATTATATCATTTTAAAAACAGAGGATATAGAGGATTTAGTTTAAATCGTCCAGACAAAACATACAACAAATTATCTAAAACCGAAAAAGAATTAGGGGGCATACCTAATTCAAGCGAAGATGTAAAGCAATCTCACGCAGCTGCAATTGAGTCTTATATTGAAAAATATGTAGGATTAGATTTACAAGGCTCGTTTAGAAGTGCAGATGAAATGGGAGATATGCTTTTTAACAGGACATTAGAAGATTGGGCAAAATTTGATATTAATAATAGAACTAAATATGATGCTTCTATTAGTTCGGGATTAGCTATAATGGCTAACCAAAAACATCTTTACACCCCTGTTAAAAAACAATCAAAAATAAGCATTAACTTTGCAAGATATGCGAATAAAGGAATATACAGTGAATTATTACAATAAATGAAAAATATTAATATAAATATATCTGACACTAGTTTTCCAAGTCAATTTGTTTCCGATTCAGAAAAAGCAACTGACGAGTATGGATTAATGATAGGACAGGCTATTCAATATGAGTGGTTTAGAAAAGATTCAAGTTCGTGTAGATATTATAGTCGATGGCGTGACTTTAACAGATTAAGGTTGTATGCGAGAGGAGAGCAGCCGATAGCCAAATATAAAAATGAGTTAGCAGTTGATGGAGATTTATCTTATCTAAATTTAGATTGGAGTATTGTTCCTATAATTCCGAAGTTTGTGGATTTAGTGGTAAATGGAATGAGTGACCGCTTGTTTAAAGTAAATGCCTATGCTCAAGATGCAATATCTCAAGCTAAAAGAAGTAAATATCAGGATATGATAGAAGCTCAAATGGTTTCTAAAGAATTATTAACTGTAATTCAAGAAGGGACAGGAGCTAATCCGTTTACTATGTCGCCTCAAGATTTACCTAATTCAGATGAAGAGCTTTCATTATATATGCAGCTTAATTATAAACCTGCAATTGAAATTGCCGAAGAAGAAGGAATTGATACTTTATTTTCTATGAGCCACTATGATGATATTCGTAGGCGGTTAGATTATGATTTAACAGTGTTGGGATTAGCTTGTGCAAAACACGAATTCTTACCTGGAGCAGGAGTAGAAATAAAATATGTTGACCCTGCAAATTTAATTCATAGTTATACAGAAGACCCACAATATAAAGATTGTTTTTATTGGGGTGAAATTAAAACGGTAGCTATAACGGAATTAATGAAAATTGACCAGTCTTTAACCAAAGAAGATTTAGAAGAAATAAG